AATTAGTGCAAACCTTAAAAGGGGGAGGTAGTCGCTCCCCTTTTTTTGGTTTTATGTTGTGCCAATAAAAAAATATCCTATATATATATATAATTTATTATTTATTATTTATTATTACTCATATACAATAAATAAAACGACATTTTCGACAAGACCCTATAAACTCTAAAAAAAATTGACATAAAATCGACATGAAGCAAGAGATAACTATATTTAAAAACATAAAAGACACCGACACCCCTTTCTACAGAAACGTTTACAAAGTCCTTGAAAGAATAAAAGATGGCAAGTCAAAAGAACTTGTCACATCAATACGCAGAGAAAAAAATAAAGCAGAAAGAAACGAACTAAAAAAACAATTACCTTCTATTTGTTTTAGTGGTAAGTTTTCTAAAAGAGAAGACAATAGTTTAATTCATCACAGTGGTTTAATTTGTCTAGATTTTGACGGCTATTCTAAACAAAAAGATTTGATTCAGCATAAAGAAAAGTTAATAAAAGACAAGTATACGTTTTGTGTTTTTATTTCTCCATCTGGTAATGGATTAAAAGTGTTGGTTAGAATTCCAAACGATGCAGAAAATCACGTCAATTATTTTAAGTCTTTAGAAAACTATTATAACTCTCCACACTTTGATAAGACATGCAAAAATATAAGTCGAGTGTGTTATGAGTCTTTTGACCCACTAATTTATATAAACGAAGATTCAAGGCTTTGGGAAAAAATTGAAGAGCCTGAGTATAGGGAAGTAAGTATTAACATAGATTCACCAACTATACCCATAACAGATGAAAATAAAATTGTAGATATATTAGTTAAGTGGTGGACAAAAAAGTATCCTATGATTGAAGGGCAAAGAAACCACAACGTTTATGTTTTAGCTATGGCATTTAATGACTATGGTATCAATAAAAATCTAGCACAATATGTGTGCAATCAGTATGCCACACGAGATTTTAACGAACAAGAAATAAGCACTACAATTAATTCAGCCTATCAAAATACAATAAAGTTTAATACAAAGTATTATGAAGATGAAGAGGCAATAACAGAAATAAAACAACAATTAAAAAGGGGGATAAATAAAAACGAAATAAAGAAACAACTCTTAAGGGCAGACTTGGAAGAGGTTGTAATAGACTCTGTATTACAAAGGGCAGATGATGAAAACAAACAGATGAAATTTTGGACTAAGACAGATAAAGGCGTAGTGAAAATAATTCATTTGATTTTCAAAGAATTTTTAGAAGATAACGGATTTTATAAATATTGTCCAGAGGGAAGTAAAAACTATGTTTTTGTTAGGGTTACTAACAATCTTATTGACCATACAAGCGAGAAAGAAATAAAAGACTTTATTCTAGAGTACTTAAAGCCTCAAGAAGATTTATCTGTTTACAATTATTTTGCAGACCAGACTCGTTTTTTTAGAGAAGAATTTTTAACTCTTCTAGGCACTATTGATATATTATTTATAGAAGACACAAAAGAGACAAGCTATCTATACTATAATAATTGTGCAGTAAGAATAACAAAAGATGAAGTAAAAACTATAGATTATCTTGACCTTGGTGGCTACGTTTGGAAAGACCATGTAATAGACAGAAATTTTAATTATGAAGATTCTAAACCTTGTGATTATAGTCGATTCATCGAAAACATTTGTAATAAAGAAGAAAGTCGTGTTACCTCTATGCGTTCAACGATTGGATTTTTAATGCATGGTCATAAAAATTTATCTTATTGTCCAGCCGTTATATTAAATGATGAAGTGATATCAGACAATCCAGAGGGGGGAACTGGAAAAGGAATATTTAAAAATGCTTTATCAAAAATGAAAAAGCTGGTTACTATAGATGGAAAGTCTTTTACGTTTGAAAAGTCTTTTGCCTATCAATTAGTTTCTGCAGACACACAGATACTTTGTTTTGATGATGTAAAAAAATACTTTGATTTTGAAAGATTATTTAGTGTGGTGACGGAAGGATTAACATTAGAAAAGAAAAACAAGGATGCTATTTTAATACCATTTTCAAGGTCTCCAAAAATAGTTATAACTACTAATTATGCATTGAAAGGTGCAGGCAATTCTTTTGCTAGACGAAAGTGGGAGTTAGAATTATTTCAACATTACAAAAAGAACTGGACACCGCAGGATGAATTTGGGAAACTTTTGTTTGATGATTGGGACACCGAGGAGTGGACACACTTTGATAACTACATGATATCTTGTTTACAATTGTTTCTAGATAAAGGATTGGTGGAAAGTACTTTTGTAAATCTTAAGATTAGACAGTTATCTGCCGAGACTTGTCACGATTTTATAGAATGGTGCGGTCTTATAAAAGACACTTTGTCTAATAGACATTTAAACGCAGAAGGTAAAATATATAAGCAAGAACTATATCAAGACTTTGTTCACGAATATCCTGACTACTCTCCAAGAGCAAGGTATTCTGTATCTCGCACAAGGTTTTACAAATGGCTAGTTGCCTACTGTTTGTTTAAATACAACATTCCACCAGAAGAAGGAAGAGATAGTGCGGGGAGATGGATGATTATAAAAAGACCTATAACACAAGAAGAGATTCCATTTTGAAACTTAATAAAAATATGGCTTTTGAAAACTCCTATAAAGTAATTATAGATGAACTATCAATCGATAAATTACATAATAAAAATGGATGTTATTTTATTCATAACCCACACAGAAAGGTTACGATTAAGACACTTGATGAAATGTTTATCTATTTTAAAGGGAAAAAAATGTGGAAAAAATGTTTTAAAATTTTAAGGCTTAAATCTAAAATAAAATTTAATAATGAACTACAGAGACTATCAAAAAAATATTATAAATAAATCAGTAGAAGTTTTATCAAAACATAGTTTTGTTTATTTAGCTATGGAGGTTAGGACTGGCAAGACACTTACTGCTTTGGGTATAGCAAATTCTTTTACAGAAACACAAAACGTTTTGTTTGTTACAAAAAAGAAAGCTATATCTTCTATTGACAATGATTATAACTTATTAAAACCATCTTTTTATTTACATACAATTAACTATGAAAGCCTCCACAAAATACCAACAGAGTTGAAATGGGATTTTATTATATTAGATGAGGCACATTCTTTAGGAGCTTTTCCAAAGCCTAGCAAAAGAGCTAAAGACGTAAGAATGATAATAATTAAAAACAAAGCTAAGGTAATATTGTTGTCAGGAACTCCTACACCAGAGTCGTACAGTCAGATGTATCACCAAGTTTATGGGATTCCTAACAATCCATTTAACCAATACAAATCTTTTTATAGATTTTGCGATAAATATGTAGACGTTAAAGAACGAATAATAAATTCGCTTCGGATTAGAGATTACACTAGAGGTAGTAAAAACATATTAGAAGATATGAAACCTTATACTATTAGCTACTCACAAAAAGAAGCGGGATTTAAAGTTGATACAGTAGAGAAAGTATTGTATGTAGAAATGCTTAAGCAAACGTATAGAATTGCTAAAGAACTTAAAAATAGTCTTGTTGTGGAAGGTAAGGAGGAAGTTATCCTAGCCGACACTCCAGTAAAACTTATGAGCAAACTTCACCAGATATACTCTGGTACTGTAAAATTTGAAGGAGGGGCATCAGCAGTAATTGATTATTCAAAAGCAGAGTTTATACGCAACGAATTTAAAAATATGAAGGTGGGTATATTCTATAAGTTTAAAGAGGAGCTAGAGGCTTTAAAATCGATTTACAAAGACTCTATAACAACAGAACTAAGTGTATTTAACGATACCGATAAAAGTATTGCTCTACAAATCGTCAGCGGAAGAGAAGGAATCAGTTTGAAAAAAGCCCAGTGCTTGATTTATTATAACATTGATTTTAGTGCTACAAGTTATTGGCAAAGCAGGGATAGAATGACCACAAAAGATTCCCTAAAAAATAATGTTTACTGGATATTTTCTAAAGGTGGTATAGAAGATAAAATTTATAATGCTGTGACAAAAAAGAAAGATTATACCTTGTCTCATTTTAAGAAAGATTTATTAAGCCTATAAAAAAAAATATAATTAAGTGTAGTCAATGTGACGAAGAGTTTCCTGGCGGGTTTGAGTATCGAGAACATTGGGAGAAAAAACATTTTTATCCCTATCTTTCAAAAAAAGGGTTTGATAGTCACACGGCTTTAAAAGATAAAAATGCCTTTAATAAAAAATAGTAATAGAGCAAAACAAGGGATTGAGTTTAGTGGAGTGGAATGGGGAAAAATTCATCCATCCGATATAGACTTTGTGTTAGAGTTTAAAAATAAAGTATTAATTTTAGGTGAAGTAAAATTTAAAGGTATTGAACTCACTACTGGTCAAAAATTAATGCTTGAGAGAATAGCAGACAGTTGGCATACAGGAATTAGTTTTGTTATCTTTGCACACCATACTCATGAAGATGACACCACCGATATCCCTCTTCAGAAATGTGAGGTATATAAAATATATTATGATAAAAAATGGTATACGTTGCAAGGGTCATTGATAAGTAAAATAAATCAAATTAGAGAGTTATTTCAAGTCGATGACTGAACAACAAATACAATCAAAAAGAATCAAAGAATTAGAAGCCCAAGGGTACTATGTAATTAAATTAATTAAAACAAACAAAAACGGTATTCCAGATTTAATAGCGATACCACCCAACTCGAATGTAATATTTAGCGAAGTCAAAACAAAAAAAGGAAAAACATCTGCACTACAAAAGTACAGACTTAAAGAACTAAAAAACCATGGATTTATTACAGAAGTATACAGCGGCTGAATTATTTTATGAACTAGATGAAACCTTTATATTACAACTAGAAGAATCTCTTACTGTAAAACAAACTGGAGACCTAATTGTTGATATAGAAATGTTAGTTCCAAAACTTAAAAAAGTAAATCACAGGTCTCAACTTTTAGCGGGTGTTTTACAAACACAAGATGAACCAATATTTTATGCAATAAGATTTATAAACGAACAGAAACATAGCCCTTATTTTTTTCAATTTATAATTATTGATGCCGACCAATATTTAGATTTTTACAACCAAAATAAAGCAATAAAGAATGGATATAGAGACGATAAAAGACACGATTAGAAACCACGATAATTACAATATAGACGATTCATTAAAAAATATTTCTCGTAAAAGAGAGTATGTAGAGAGTAGGTTTATATATTTTAAAATGTGTCAAGAGTTAAAAAAAATGGGCTTATCTGATATAGCCCGAAGTATTCATCCAAAAAAAAATCACGCTACTGTTCTGCATGGTATAAAAACCATAAATAATTTAATGAAAATTGATAAAGAATATCGATTAAGATACGAAACACTTAGGGCTAGAGCTAAATACTATCAAGAAATAAGAGAAAAGAACAAAGCTTTAAGTTTTGAAGATTGCCTTGTTAAAATAGCAGATTTAGAAACACAATTAAAAGAAGTAAAAAAAGAAAACATTTATTTTTTAAATGAAAATTGTGAGATGAGAGAACTCTTAAAAGAAATAAAACTAGAGCTAAACAATTACAGAAATTACCTTAACAAAAGAGGTTTTGACACCCACAATATGAAGGTTTTTAATTTACTTAAATACAGATAGTTAAAAAAAATCCCTAACTTAGTATAAAATATCTTATATGAATTATGAAATAAAAGATATAGATAAGATAGTTGAGTACAAGACTTGGACTAACAAAAAAAAGGTTGACACGCTTTTAGAAATTGATGCCAATATGTACTGTGAGTTAGGGCTTGGAACTCCTCTGTCTGAAAAAAAGAATGCAAAAAGAAACTCTAGAAAAATCTATTACGCCATCAAAAAAGTAGATTCTGAACTAGGCTCCAAGCTTATTCAGTCTATGGATTAAAATGGCAATAAAAAAAATAGATACAAAGAGAGTTCAGAATGTCAACTTTATCATGGAAGACATTCACAATTCTTCAAATTCCATCTATGAACACCTTATAGATGAAGATTATTCCTCGCTTAAAACAGAGCTACATTCTTTAATTAAAAAGTTAAAAAATTTAATAGACTCCCTTCAGGATGAACTATAATACTATAAGACCAAGGTTACACGGAAACAAGCGAGTAGCCTTTGAATACCTTACCTCTGTTGAAAAAAGGATATTGGTTGTTGGCGACCTTCACGAACCATTTACTCACCCAGAATATTTAGATTTTTGTAAAGACATATACGCTAAATACCTGTTAAACAAGGTAGTATTTATAGGGGACATAATAGATTCTCACGGGTGGAGCTATCATGAATCTGACCCAGATGGGCTCTCTCCTGGAGACGAGCTTAGTTTGGCTGTCAAAAAAGTGTCTAAATGGTATAAAGCATTTCCAAAAGCTGATGTTTGTATAGGAAATCACGATAGGCTTGCTTCTAGAAAAGTATTTTCCGCTGGTGTTCCAAGCAAATGGCTTAAGTCTTACAATCAAATATTGCAAACTCCAAAGTGGAATTGGGTTGAAAATGTTACTTATGATGATGTTTTGTATGAGCATGGAGAAGGAAGTCAAGCTCAGGCTAAAGCGAAAAACAATATGATGTCAAGTGTTTGTGGTCACACACACACAGAGGCTTATGTAAAATGGTTTGTAGGCAAAAGATTTAGATGCTTTGCAATGCAAACGGGCTGTGGTATAGACATCAAATCATATGCTGCGGCATATGCTAAAAACTTTAAACGGCAGGCCCTAGGCTGCGGAGTAGTTTTAGGGGGCCATACTGCTTTTAACTGTATGATGGATTTATGAAAAAAGCCAACAGAATCTGCGTAAAGCTTTCAACTATTGGCTGGAAAAAACAATACTGTAAATATATTAATAATGTTTGAAGTAGACCAACAATTGCCCAAAAAAAAATGGGCAATAGATTTATATCTTAATACACGAGGAGGAGATAAATACCAAAAGCTTGGATATAACGATGTTGATTTTAGAATTAAAGATGAAAACAATAACGCTATATCATATGTAGAAGTAAAGGTTTTAGACAATCCTTTATCTAGCGCTTACCCTCTTACAGTAGAAGCAAGAAAAATTATTAAGCTTCGTGATAAAAGAATTAAAGGTGTAATAATTTGGGCGTGCATTGATGCTATAATATACAGTTCTATAGAAGAACTAAAAGGAGAAACTTTTTGGGATAAAACAACTGGAGAGCTTACACTTTCGTTCAGTAATAAAAGAAATTTTAAATATGTTAGAGCCTAAACAAGAGTTTGCTTTAGTGATTTTATTTAACTGTATACTTATTTATATGTTATTTAAAATTCTACTTTAGGTGGAGCCTTTGGTTTAGGTCTTTTTCTAGGTCTATATGATGGACTAATACCTAAAATGTCATACATATCATCTTCTTCAAAAGTACCCATACCTTCAAAAGCATTATACAAACCAACTAAGGGGTCTATTTGAGCTCCTAAGCCTAATTCAATTAATGGTATTACTGCTCCCTCAGTACCTATAGTTTCGTAATATCTATTTACCTTTCTGTAAATTGATAGATAAGGATTGACAACTGATGAGGCATACCTTCCGCTTTTACCTTCATATCGCGCTACCATACTTTCTGCCGCAGCCCCAAGAAGTGGAACTTGATAAATCAAATTTGCGCCTACTAAAGCTTTGTTAACCTCCCTTAAAACTTCTTCTTTGTCTTCATCATCCCCATTTATTAACCTTGCTATGTTAGCTGTTAAAACAAACAATGCATTAGCCACTCCTAAGTTTAAAGCAAATGCCCTTAATTCTTCTGCTTTTATTTGTTTAAATTTTCCAGCTTTAGCTTTACTCATAATTGCAGCTTGCGCTATAGCCACCTTGTTTATTTGCAAAAAAAGCGTGCTTCCAAACATTGTAAAAGCTCTGGTCAACTCGCTTTTACTTCGTTGCAGAGGAATTTTATCAGTGTTTCTCCGACTTTGTTGAGTTGCATTATAATCGTTAAAAACTTTTAACGCTTCTTTTTCACTCATTCCATTCTTAATATTTCTGTTGTAATTAACCATGTATCCCATTACACCAATAACATCTCCTAAGACAGTAGGGGCTGCTCCAGCAGTTCTAAAGGCTTGCCTCGCTTTACTTATTAAAGGAGAGTCTTTAGGAAGCGCCTTTAATTTAGCTCCAGATTCCAGCCCAACCACATCTCCGCCTAGTCCTTTTTCTATTCTGTCCCTAAAGGTTGCAGATAATTTATAAGCTTTTTTAATTTGTTTAGGTAGCGTGGCTATAACTACTGATAAATCTGCTAAGAACCCTAGTGTGTCTAAAACAGGGGTGGACTTACCTGGTCTAAACTGATATTTTTCAAAAGCATTTATAAAAGAAGTTGCTTGTTTTGCTATTTGAATTACTCTAAAGGCTAAAGCAAAAGATGTAAACTTTGTATTTAATTTACTAATAATTGTATTAGGCATATTAGAATATCCATAATCAGGATTTACCTCAAAATTAATAGACTGCTTTATTAAGTCTCTAAGACCTGTAACGTATAGAAGAGATTGAACTCCTTCAGCATTAAATATAGCATTCATTTGTCTTACTCCTTTAGCATAAGATTTAAATCTCTCCATAGATTCAATGTGGTTATCTAAAACAGAAGTAAAAGTATCTCCTTCGTCAATAACAATTTTGCTTTTTAAATCAGTTCGTGCTTTTAAAGCGGGAGAGTTTTCAGCTCCAAATATTGCATTAAAGTTTCCGTCTTCAAGAAGCGTGCTATCAAGTTTAGTTTTTGTCCTGGTAGGAAAATAATTTTCTACATAACCTAGGTTTGTAAAATTTAAACTTGAATAAACATCATTTACAGATTCAAAATAAGATGTGCTTAAATATTCCACTACATTGTCTGCAAAAGCGGTGAGCTCTGGCCCTAGTTCTTTTTCAATTCTACTTAGTACTTTATCATCAAAGCCATCGCTTTTTAGCTTTTCTCTTTGAACTTCATTTAAACTTAAAGCATAAATTCTTAACAGTTCGTTAGCGGAAAAAGTTCTTTTTCTTTTCTTTCCGTCTACTGTTCTTTCAATTACAATTGGCCCTTTAAAAAGCTTTTCTGATATTTCTCTATACCCGTTAGTTATTCCTGGTATGCTGTTCGCCAAGTCGTCCAGTATGTCTTTTTGATTGTATATACCTCTCAAAGCATTTTCACTCATCACATTTAATTTATCGTAAATGTTTTTGTAAAAAAATCCCTCTTGATATTTATCTAATATTTTCGTAAGGCTTCCTAAATGAGCAAGCTTTTTTCTAAAGTAATCATATATAACAGGAACTCCTGTAAACTGATAATACTTACTCATTTTTTTAATACCATCCCATATTTTGAATTTTCTAAACGAATCCCATACCTCTTTTTGTTCTTCGTCTAGAACTTCTTTTTCTTTAAAAACTACATTACCTTCACTATCTGTTTCTGTAAGAACTTCGTAGTTAGAAGCTATAGCTTCGTTTACTTCGTCTTTTATTTTGCGGTTTTCTTCTGCAACTAATTGTCTGTCTTGTTTTAATTTTGAAATAGATTCTTTTGTTATTTGATTTAAAGTTTCTTCTAGTTGCTGAACATCTTCCAAAGACATAGTATTAATTTCAGAAAATAAATTTCTTGCTAATATGTAATCTATTAATTTTGTTTCTTGAGTGGATAGTTTTTCTCCTCTAGCATCTTTTTCAAACACACTATCTATCACCTGGTCAGTGGTTTGTGTGGCATCTATTTTATTAGCAAGTTCATCTATAGAAGTTTGCACTTGCTCCACTTGGTTTAGCAAAATGTTTTCTAATATTTCTACTGCACTTTTAAAGAATTGCTGACCTCTAACATCTAATCCTTTTGCTTTTACTTTTCTAGTTATACCTATTCTTGCTTTGGCTTTCTTTTTTGCCGAGGTCAATATTCTTTTAATCAAAGACTTTTTTAGCCTATCTCTTTTAGTTTCTACATTTTTTAAAACTTTTTCTACTGCTGCAGGCAAATCCTGTTTAGATTTTACGTTTGAAATTATAGCGATATTTCTAGCTATGTCGGCTTGAGTATATGTTTTAGAAACTGGCAATATGTTTCTAATAAAATTTTTAAGTTCTATTTGAGCTTTTCTCAAATCAGCTATTCCTTTTTTATATCCTCTAACTGCTTTCTTTATTTTACTTATCTCTTGTTGAACAGCTCTATTTGCCCTTGTACCTATAGAGCTATCTAGAGCTAAGACCAATTCATTTTGAGATATTTCAGGCAATGCTTGATACACTTCAGTCTCTTGAAGGAGTTCTAAAGCTTTTGCTCTGGTTTCTGCTTTAGTTCTTTCAGCTTGAGTTGTATATTCTTTAAGTTTAGATTGGAGGTTTCTAAACAACTTTAGTCCTTCTTGAGCTCCTTGCTCTATATTTTGAAAAGCAGCTGGTAACACTTCATTTTTTCCTAGAGCCAGTTCCATAGCTGGATTTATTTCGCTTGCTTTAAAGCCTCTTCCTTTTAGAACAGCACGAATAGCTGGGTCACTAAAGCCCTGTTCTCTACCAGCCTTTATGATTCCTTCTATAGTTAAATCTTGTGCTTCTATTGGAGCAACCCTTCTTCGTGGCGTGGCAGCAAAAGGATTAAATTTTCTACCATTACGAGTCAAAAACAATCCTCCGCCTCTTCCAAACTGGTCAACCCTCGCTCTTTGAGCTCCTAAACCAAATGGCTCTACCGCCCTGCGTAGCTGTGAAAGGTTTGCTGTTTTGGGAATAAACCCTTGATTGTCCATGTTGTATTGCTGAGCCACCTGCTCTACTGTTGCTTTTCTTTGTCTAGGTGTTGCTGTTGCTTCTGTTCCTTCTTCTAATATTTCTACATCTACATCTGTTATTTCTTCACCAGTTTTTACTTTTCTAGCTAAAGTCTGAAGTAGTTTTACTACATCATTTTCAGAATTAAAACTGCTTTCAATATCTCTTAAACCAAATGCTCTGGCTAAGGTTTTTAAGAATGTTTTGATAAAGTTTTGTGCAGGCGCTTCTAAGTTTGTATAATCTCTTGCTAATATACCCATGAGCTCAGCCAACCGCTCTTCATTTTGAACTTCGGGAGCTCCTTCATATTTAGCAACAAAAGCATCTATCTCTTGCTGTACTTTTTTAGGGACATTTCCTTTTAGTTTTTTAACCAACAAGTCTGCTTGTCGCGTGGCTCTGTTATCTGTTTTAACCTTGTTTAGAAACACCGCATGAAACACTTCGTGTGGTACAGTTATTTCTGTGGCCTTAGACAAGTCTACATGGATTACATTTTCACTTGGATTAAACTCTGATTCAGCTTGAGCGTCACTAACAAAGTTTTGAAAGTCTGTAGTGGAGTCGTGTATAACTATTCTTGTATTAGGCAAAAGCTTAGAAATAGCTTTAGCCGCTGTAGTTGCTATACGAAGGACAGATTGTTCCCTTTTAAGCTGCTCTGAAGTTTTATCAGCTGGCGCTTCTTTTCTGTTAACTACCAAGTTATCTGATACTTTTTCTGTGGTCTCCTCTATAGTCTCGCCAAAGAACCTTTCAACTGTTCCAGGGGTTTCTTCTGTAACTTGTTCTTCTGTGACTTGTTCCGCTATTGGGGTTTTTATTAATTTAGATAATTCTGCTTTAGCATCATCAACATCCCTCCTCGCATCATTTAAAGCAATAGTACTTGGACTTCCTGGCCCATCTGGGTTTATTTGTGCTTCTAAATCTCTAAGAGCTTTTTGTTTTTCTCTTAAATTTTTTAAAGCTTGTTCTTGGGTAATCTCTTTCTTATCCTTTAGGTCTTTTTTCTTTGGTATTCCTAGCGCATATTCAAGGTCTTCAACCTCTTCTACGCTAACCTCCTCCTCAGTCTCTGTGTCTTCAACACCGACCTCTTCTTCTTGGGGTGTAGTCTCTCGGGTAGTTTCGTCAATGACGATGTCTCCTGTTCCCACATCTTCGCCATCTCTGGCTTGTTCCTGTACATCCACCTCCTCTGTGCTTTGCTCTTGAATGGCATCTTTATCTGTTTTAATTGTTTCTGTAATAGTACTTAGGCTTGCGAGCTCTTCATTAATCTCATCAACTCTTGTTTGTTGCGCTACAGTTAAACTAGGGTCGCCAACCTCTTCTATAGTTTGAGTGAGAGCTTCTTTTTCTTTTAATAAATTAGTTGCTTGTATTTTTTGCTCTTGATTAAGATTGGTTTTATCTAATTTTACTTGAATTATTGAGGTGTCAAAAAAGTTTTTTTGTATTCTATCCGCCTCTTTTTGTGTCATTTCCCCTCTGTCAACTCTTCTTTTAAGCTCATTAACAAGAATAGCATCTGCTCGTTTAGTTTTAGCTAAATCAAACTGAAGCTCATTGGTTTCAGCTGATTCAAAAACCTGAACTATATCAGAAAATTCAGTGGGTTTTATTTTTTTGTTAATCTTTGTTTTTGCTACAGCTTCGTTTACAGCTTGAAATCCTTTGGCAGCATTAATAGGAGCTCCATAAACACCACCAGAACCAAACCCTATTAGAAATGCATCTGCGACTCCCTCAAACACAGGCCTTCCATCTATTAAGTTTTGTGTTATTTGTGTAGCAACTTCCTCTATACCCTCTCCTAAAGAGGATGTAACAGCTCCATATTTTTTTAAGGCGGTCTCGTACATTGCAATTAATCCCTCTTTAAAAGTTTTTCTGCCCTGCTTTACTCCCTCTTTTAATAAAATATCTTTATAAACTTTCCCTAATGTTCCCTGGCTAATTGTGGTAAAAAACATTTCAGCTCCCGCCATTCCTACAGCTTTAAGCATATTTACAGCATCGCTTTGTTCGGGAAACTTTTCTTTCTGCGCTCTTAGCTCTGGGCCAGTCAAAACTGTGGTTGCTCCTCCAGCCAAAGGAATAAGACCAACTCCTGATGCCGAAGCAAGCATTATACCTATGCTTGTTGCAGCGCTTCCTGCTATTCCTTCTCCTAATAAAGTAAATCCATCCTCAAAATTACCCTCTGCAAAATTATCAAACACACCTCCTTCTATTCCTTTACCTTGTTTAAAAAGCTCCGCTTGTTTTCCTCTAAATTCCTGTTCTTTAATAAGAGATTCTAACACTGTATCTACCCCTAAAGCCTCTTCAAAAGCTTTAAGGTCGGTTTCAGGTAAGCCTAAAGCTCTATTAATTGGGTCGGACACCAAGGCCGCTGCCTCATAGATTACCGAGGGAATACTTGCTATACCCTCCATTATGCGAGCCTCATCCATTTTTAAAGAATTAGCCCATAAGTCGGTTACACCAGACCTATTTACAGCAACTTTTTTTGTTAGTGCTTGAGCTAAAACCTGGTCTTTGGTTAGGTTATAAGTAGAAGCAATATCGTCTATATACTTTTGACCCTCTGGGTTTAATTCTTTATAATTAAAGGTAGGTAATTGGATGGCTAAATCTAAGATGTCCATCTTTAAGTCGGGACTTACATAACCCGATTCAACCGTTAAATCTTCACTTGTAACAGATGCAGTTTGAGGCATCTGCTCAACATTAATGCTTTCAGGAAGCGTAGGGAGTGTAGTAGGCTCCAATAAACCACTTTCCAATGGTAATTCCGTATCTTCTTTTTTTTTTACCCCTACAAGCGTTGAAAAATCATAAATACTTTTTGGATATCCATTGTCAACAGCATAGCTATAACTATCTTCGAGTACCTCTTGGTCTGTCGCTATCAAAGTTGCAAAATCTTCTATGGATTTAGTATACCCTTGTGAGACTGCTCTTTCAAACAAATCATTTAATACTTCTTCATCCATAGATATCTATTTTTCAGCGTAATTAACTTTAGATGTTTGCTGCTCAGGCGAGGCGGCTAATTTTTCTATCATCTCATTTTCTTGCAATCTTGCAGCTTCTTGGAAAAAAGCTAAATTGTTTACTAAAAAGGACTTTAACTGACCTACCCTATCATTTCTTGATAAGTCTATTGTAGTTTGTATTTTGCGACTACCCTCACCTAAACTAATCTCTAGCCTATCGCGACCAGGAGAAGTCTGTTCAACTTTAAAATCTCCAAACGGTAAAAGAAAAGCTCGAACTTGAGATTCAGCTTCAGTTTCATCTTCTTCTAGTGGGCTTGTTACGGTAAAATATTGAGTTATATAGTCACTAAAATTTTGTGCTAGACTTTTCTGTTTAGGTATATCAAATGCGCCTGTATCTCCTTTTTCTTCTCTTCCTTTTGGCAAGCTGCTTCTGGCTATTTTAATAGCTTCAGCAGAGTTTACTTCTCCTCCCAGTTCAGCAGAAATAGACTCTATAAACAAATCAAAAGTTTCCCTAGGATAAGAGGTTTTGTATCTTGCACCTTTACCTTTTTGAGTTACAGTTCCGTCTTTGTCAATTTTCTCTATGATAACCTCGTTGTCTTGAACATCAATACCAACTATAGCTGGAACTAAAGAAGTTAAACTTCTACTAGCCGCTTCAATTTCTTTTTCGTTTCCATACCACAGTTTACTAATATTATCTATTACTGATTTAACCTGACTACCTCTACGTCTTTCTGTATAACTTAGTTGCCTAGGTTTATCAATAGGCATGGCGGTTTCTTTGACATCAATCATAGAATCAAACTGTGTGCGTAGAGCTTTTTTAACCATCTCTAATTGTTTTTCACCATTCTTGGTAGAAAAATCTCCTTCTATTCTGCCTGTATTCTCATTGGTTTTTAAAAGAATAAATCGGTCGCTTGATTCTGCTTCAGTTTTATCGTCAGTAAATGTAAAGGATTCTCCAGGCATTCCATTTTCGTCTATAACAGCGCCTAAATAATTTGTTAGAATAGATGTAATATTATCAGGGTTAGTAAGATATGAATCAATAAAAGTGTCTCTAGTTTTTTCGTAGTTTACATCTTGTTTAGCGTCTTCAAGAGTTTTTACTCCTCCTTTCATCATTACCTCTATTCTAGTGCCTAAATTATCTACATCCTTTTTAAGAGCTGCATCTACGTCAAACCTGTCGTACTGGTTTTTTAGTCTGTTTCTTAAACTATTTATAGAGGCAAAATCATTAGGGTTATCACTCATTTGATAAACTATTGTCCCGTCAGGCATTGTTTTTTGTATTTTTTTACCTACCGAAACTTTGCCTGTATTGGGGTCTATATAAGCCCCTGTTTGTGTAAAATTACTAAAGCCCTCAACTGTACCCATCAAATGAGACTCTAAATCTTGAGACTCCTCATTTCTCATACGCTCCATTTTTGCGGCATATTCACTCTGATATTCTTTTGCTAGATTAAACATTTGATTGCTACCAGCTGTTAAGTTTTGTCTGCCTATATTATAATCTCTTAATTTTAATTGACCACTCCTTAATAGACGGTCTTGCATAAGTCTAAACTGCTCTGCATTACTTGCAAAATCTAAAGTGTAATCGTTAAAATCTTGTGATTCTCCTAGAGGAGCATTGGATAACGTTTCTGCATATTTATTAGAAGCGTCTGTAATTTCTTGTTTTGCTTTTTCTCTTCTGTCAACTTCATCTGTAAGAGTTTTGCTTATCGAAGCTCCAATTGCCGACCAGTCTACTTGACTTGCTGCATTGCGCTCAGCATATTTGTAGTAAGTAGCCATTTAAAATATGTTAAAAGGATTAAATTCTGACCGCAATCCCAAGTCTTGTCTCATTTGTCTACCAAAAGCTCTATCTTGCTGGCCCATAAAATCTTGAAACTCTTGCCTATTCATACTTCCAACTTGTGAAACGTCAACACCATTAATTGTTCTGTTCCCTGTTCCTAAAGCTTGTTGAATATCATCAGCACTTACCCCTCTTCTAGCCCCAATTCGTTCAGCCCTAGCTAATTGCCTCGCTCCTCCTGTTTTAGCAAATAAAGGAGCTGCCTCACCTGCTTGCTTAAGAAAACTGCCTGCACTTTTAAAGCCTTGTTCTAGAGCTGTGGCCTGAGCTTCTTGAGCATCTCTGGCAGCCAATTGAGCACCTTTAGCTTCCTCCAAATCTAAACCAGCTAATCGCATTTGTCTATTTTCTTCTCCTGCAGCTGTTAATTTTTGTAACTCTAGTAGTCGGTCTGCTTGTGTAGTGGCTATTTCGCGCTGTCCTTTTTGTTGAGCTTCTTGAACCCTTCCTGTAACAGAAGCTAATAATCTAGGGTCTGATTCTTGGGCGGCTGTTATAGCCTGCTCCCCACTTCGTAGCATATTTTCTCTTGCACGCTCAAAAACCTCTTTTTGTAGAGAAAGTCCTTCAGCGTAGTTTACATCAAACTTTTTTCTAGCAGCCATCATAGCCTTATCAGCTTCTTGTTCTGCTTTTTGCTGAAGTTTTTTTTGTTTATTAGCTTGAATAAAAGATTTTCCCGCGCTAACAGCAGTTGTTGCAAGTCCTGCTGCAGTTGCAATTGTTGTAAGTGCCGCCATACTATAATATTTTTATCATTTCTTTTGTATACTGGTCTCCTGCTATATACCCCTCCTGCTCGTACACCGATATTAGACCTTTGTGTTTGAGCAGTGCGTAAGCAAAAACGCTTCCTGTATTTTTAGCCATTTGAGTAAGGGTATGAATCAATAAAGATATGGCGTGTTGTCTATTAGGCTTTTTACTATAATCTTTATTGGAAATAATCCAATCTATCCAGGAAACCTTTGAATTTGTCATATATATAAATCCTGCACATACAGGAGTTTCTTCATCATATATTATTAAACCGCCTTTACCGTTGTCTGGAAGAAAATCTTTTAATGGAGGAACCCATCCCCAGTCTTTCCACCAATCAACCAAAATCTCATCATAATGAGACTCATCAAGTTGGATTATATTAAAATTCATTTAACTACAAAGATAATAATTTTAAGGATAGCTTTTCATCGCTTCCGACTCAACAGCCAGTAGTTCAGTGGCAGTTGTCTCTGTATTGGTAAGAGTGAATAAACAATAATGACCCAGCATTCCGTGAGATTCTGCTTGCTGGTCTTTAATATATGCAATGTAAGCGTCTTGAGCAGTAATAGCAACTGCATTGGTGATGTTATTTTGTATTACGATAGTATTCAAAGCCTGGCTTAAATCTACATTAATAGAAGTAAGCTGTCCCGCTAATTGAAGGGTAGTGTAAGGAGGTAAAGAAAAATATACCATATCTCCTATACTAATATCTCCTCCAATGACAACTTGAGGTGAGGTGCTGAACCCAATCTGTGTGTTAGTTCCATCTACAGCGTTAAAACTGCACTTTCCTATTCCGTTTACTGAACGCATAGGATACTCTGAAGCATCAGCTGGGCTCGCTCCCGTTGCTCTCACATAAGCAAACCATGCTCCTTCTTTCTTTTCAAACCAAGTGCTGTCTATAGTCCCTCCGCTTTGTATATCAGTAGATAAGGATGCTGACCAAGCTGTATCACTTTCTAAATTTATTGTTTTAAATACTTTATTTTCTAAAGCATTATCGTTGAATACTGATGTCATCTGAGAATTATATTGAACACCATAATAATTGTTTCGTATTGAATTAGTGTTGTGACTATATAATTGGCCTCTTTTAAAAGAATAAAAATAATTATTCATTCCAATCATCATATCAGGATTGTAAGAGTAAAAAGAGGGCCATCCTTTTACCCCATCGCTGTAGCTCAAAGTGTATTTTTTGCTAGGGTCTTCAACTGGTGGTATTATGGGAGGCCCTAATGGTGGACAAGTTTGAGCGTTGTAAACATAATTGTTTTGTCCGCCCATATATCCATGATAATAACACTCATAACTTATTGTGCCAAAATCCCCGCTTACATTTACAGTTACATCTCCATAAAAATATTCATAAGTGTTCCCGTCTAATCCAGTTTTTGTGCCAATGCTGTACTGCCCTGTGTAAGATATTAAAGTTGTTTTTCCGCTGTTTTGAAAAGCAATCGGATGAGTAGAGGGTATTGAGTTAAAAACAAAAGTTCCTGTCGAAGAACCATATACGCCATAGTTGTTATTAAAAACATAGGAGTTAACTCCAAGTATACTTTGAAACGATACATTGTTAGTAGCTGAAAAACAATAATCAGGAATAGTAATTGGCGTTGGAACAGGAACAGGTGCAGGGCTGCCGCTAGTTATTAAATCGTAAGTAACTCCATTGGTTAATGTTAACCCATTCAATGTTACCGTACCTATAGACAAAGGCTCGTAAGAACTACCGAAACCATTATCATCAAAAAACGGAGATGTTTGTTTGACATAATTTACATTCCAGGTTCCTGAAGAACCGTCATCTCCTGTTATAGTGCCGCCAACCGTTCCAGTACCTGGATTTGATTGGGATGAAGAAATCATGAACGCTGCAGTAGTAATCCCTGTAGATGGTGTATAATAAAACCTAGCTAATGATAGGTTAGAAGCTGTTCCGCTTCCATTTAAGGCAAAGCCAATAGTAGAGGCTGTTCCACCTCCTCCTGAAATAGAATTATAACATCCAAACCCTGGTAAATTTGTTGTAAGAGTTGTTGGAGTAAACCCACTCCCCATACTTGCAGAGCTTGGGCAATCTGTTAAAGCTCCCTTATTATATCCTACAGCTGGAACGCCTACAATACTTGCTGCTCCTGCCGTAAATTTCCAGCCGTTCATATAATTATGTTTATTGCAAATTTACAAATTAATATGTTATATCTTTTTTTTTGATGTTTGGGCCAACCATTTTTTAGCTTGGTTATAAAAAGAATTATTTGGAAATGTTGAAGGGTCTAATTTATGCATTTTGTGTTTATCAAAAAGAGGGTCACAACTATAATGAGCTATGTAATGATTTTCTTCTAAATTATTAACTCCAGGATAATAACAGTTTTTTATATCTATCATTTTTAATTTGTGATTGTGACAGGCTATATTTAACCCATACATTGCACACCACCAAGAGTGTTGATTTCCTTTTTCTTTTTCTGTTACATTACATGAATAAATAATTATATCATCTATAATTTTTTTTATAGTTTTAACTCTAGCTATAACATTAAATCCCCCGTTAATATACCCCTCTTCATTATGAGTTAAATATTCTTTTATAACTTTTCTGTTTAAAGAGTCAGGTTTTGAAATATGCATATGCCACTTCTCATATGTTGCGTCTACTAAAACTACATCATAATCTAAGTGGTCGTAAATTTTAGGATAAGGTTTTAAGTGGACTAAGTCGGAATCAATTATTTCTATTACATCTTCATCTTGAAACAAATAAAGCAATTGTTTGGCCGCAATAAATACGTTTATGGGAATATGCCACTGTTTGTCGCTTTTTATGTAATCATAAACAGAGTTTACCATTTTGTATGGCAACGACATATTCCACTCTACATCAAACTTAGAGGCTTCATTAAAATGATTATACCTTACTATAGGAATGTACGCTTTATTAAAAGCGTCTTGACCATAAACCTCTTTGTGTTGATATTGAAAAAAAGATATTTGTTTTTCAAAAAACGGAATAGCTACCGCTACAGGAATAGTAATCATGCAAGCTGATAGTGGACATAAAAGTTTCTAAAATATGTCCCCTGAAAAGCGTCAACCCTTCCGTGTGCACATCTAGCCGACTCATACAATATCATTTCTCCAGGATTGGCATAAACCTTACGCCAGTCTCCATTATGGTCTTGTATATCTAACGCCCAATCATCACCAAAATCTTTATGTTGACAACCGCACTTTAAATCTTTATCAACAATTATGATTGAAGATACATGATGTGTTGCTATTCTGTCGGTATGTGTAGCTAAAGTTGAGCCTTTTTTGTATGACCTAATACCATATATAAAAGAAGGAGTGATTTTTTGTCGTGCAAAATCTTCGTGTATTGGCTGAAGCTGGGTGTGTATTAAAGACCTTATGTATGGGAGATGGTCGAAAGAAAAAAGCTCTGTATCTCCTGTTGGGATAAACTGTTCTTTACCTTGAAATTCTTCTGGCTGAGATTTTTCTTTTAGCAAAGTGTAAGCGTCTTGAATTAATGCCCAAGTAGCAGGGGGGCATTTTACTACTTTATAGCCATTTGGAGTTAGTTTTGGCAAGTCATCTACATTATTATATTCTTTTGGTTTGTTAAAAAAAAGATTTTGGTCACGCACATTGTCCCATGAATTTTCTCGCCACCACGAAGTAATAATATATTTTTTTCCTTTTTTTATAGGCATACCTTCATGCATTGAATCATTTTGTACGAGACCTTCAACCATGTTTTTCCAACTCAAGGCCATTCCTTTTTGTGGTGTAACTATTCTGTTTAAATTGACAAAGTTTGTACCTCCTCCTTCAAAGTCATCGTTTAAATATATCATCAGGGTATCAGTTCGGTTTCCAGAATGTAAACAATGTTTTTCTATTGCTGGGCCTGAAAAAAAATCTTGGTGCGGCTTGAAGTACTGACCCTCTTCGTAAAGTTGACCTTGTAGATGCTCTCCTTTAGATAATTCAATTCCTAAAAAATCAGCAATTTTTTTATGGAGCGATTGTACCTTTGGGTCTTTGTGGTTGAGATTGCAAGTGCTAGAAGTTCGAGTGTCGGATATTGTGCTTAATTGTTCTCCTCCTTCTACTACAGAAGATGGTGAATGATTTTTATCAATCATATCAATAAAATAATCACACTCCTCTTTTGTTAAAAAGTTTAGAGTTTCTTTCATTAAATTAAATTTTTGTAAAGATATATATATTTGAATTAACTAGCTAAACATTCAGCGCAATCATCAAACTCATCATAAGAGCTAAAGTTGCCAGTGTAGGATGTATAGTTATATACCGTATAGCAAACTCCTGCGTATTTAATTACCATACCTGGATTAAGGTTTCCATCATCTACCACTCTTAAATTTGCTCCCCCTCCAGTACAGTAAAATAAATCATATGAACCAGCTGCTGAAGGCACAGGTGTTGGAGTTGTAGGTACAGGCACAGGCACAGGCACAGGCACAGGAGAAGGTGCTGTAGGCGTTGGTGTTGGAGCTGTAGGCACGGGCGTAGGCGCAGCAGGCACTGGTGTAGGCGCTGTAGGTGTAGGCGGAGTAGGGGGCGTAGGCGGAGTAGGCGTAGGCGTAGGCGTAGGCGTAGGCGTAGGCGCAGCAGGCACTGGTGTGGGTGTGGGAGTTGGAGCCGCACAAGATTGTGCTGCAAATAAAACACCAGAAATTTGTTCTCTAACAATAGTTTGGTCTGAATACCACCCGTTAGGTGCTATGTTAGTTAAATCTTGGTCGGTGTACACAACTGTTGCGTTAGCAAAACTTGCTGCATCAAAATAATATGTTCCTGTTGTTGCCATTTCTTTATTATTTTATGGGCATGTATTACAATTAGCGTGAAAACTTGTAGGAACTATTTGCGCTCCTCCACTTGCAATTGCATTAACTGCCCAGCATTGGTTATTCCAAACCAAAGCTTGTCCTATATTTAAAGACTGAGTAATTTCTACATCAGTCAAACTGCCCGTTGTACAATGTCTTAATTCATAATAATATACTCCAGGTGTACATTCAGTACAATCCGCATATTCTGTGTATATACTAAAAGGTTGTCCAGATATGCTTGTTGTTTTATTTAAAACAGTATAACAATTTCCATTGTATCCTATTACCATACCGCTATCTAAAAGACCATCATCATAAACTTGTAAGTTTCCTGGAGCTCCACTACATAATTGCAAATCCCACACTTCTGTACCAGCAGGAGTTGGAGCGGTATTACAAACCCCTGATAAGTCAATATTAGAAACTGTTCCTTGATTAGTCATTTTAAATATTCCTGACGATAATCCTGACCCACTATTAGCTGCTCTTACACCAAAGTATTTATCATTACCCTGGAAAGGAACTTGAAGTAATTGGTCAGAATAAAATACAGTGCTATTAGCATAAACATCTGAATAACTTGAAACAGCAGCATATACATAAGTGTCTGTTAAAGGACACGAAGGAGGGCTTGTAATTGAACCGAAGCTTTCTATAGGCCAAGCATAAAAAGTTGGACTGGGTGTTGGTGCTACTGGAGTAGGAGTTGGTATTGGAGTACATCCTGTACAAGCATCTGATAAGCTTGTGTTTGAATAACATAAGCTAATAGCTGAAGAAGAGCTTCTATAGTCCCAAATTAAATATAAATTCTGTCCTGAAGTGGGCATAGTAAACTCTGCATAAAACTGTTCAGGATTAGATTGAGAAATAATCGGGGTAGCATTACTGGCATTCAATAATAAGGAGTCAATTGAAGTTCCGTTATTTTGATAAACAGTGTCTGTTCTTAAATACTTTAATTTATTTGTGTTTGCATTAAAATTAAAATTATCAAACCCTTCTTTTCTACTTATAATAGATACGGTGGCATTAGCCCCTGGTATAACTCCCCCTCCTTCTTTTCCTGTAATTACGCTATACTGAGAAACTACAGGGTTAATAGTGCTTGTAGAAAACTCTACTCTTTCAGAATGCAAAGGAGAATTATAGCTTCCCGAGCTCCACCTGTATTCATTTGTTATATACTGTTCGGCATCAGCATTGCTAGTTACACATACATTGTAAATGTTTATAATTTCAGATTGTGGGCATTCAACATCTACTTGAATAGTATCAGATGTTAAAGAGTCTGTAGTAACAGTAATATCTACTGTAGTTTCAGCTACTGAGTTTTTATTAAAAGTTAAAACACCACTTGTATATACTGTTCCAGTTGAGTAAGTTGCTCCATTATAAACAGCTGTAATAACATATCCTGTTCCACTTAAGGGCACTTCGCTAGTCTGCTGGTTTGAATTTAGTTCGGTCAACAAAAGGTCACTTGATTCAGTAAGTATGTCATCATCTCCTTCAAATGGTATTGTATATCTTATTTCTGTTTGACCTAAAAACTCAGTAAGGTCTACACAATAGTTAAAAGCTACACCTGGCTCAAGAGTAATAAACTTATTAATACCACAATTTACACATTCAGCTAATAATGTGCCTGTTGATAAACTTGTTGCTAAAACATATTCATTCATATATGGGTCATAACCGCCCAACTTTTCTGTATCAAAAGCCTCTATAAATAAATCTCTAAACCATCCTCTCATTCCATACTGAGATACAATTTCTAGCTGTTCGTTTTGAGCGCTAGAGCCCATCAGGTTTATTACAACTCCTCTTTTAGCATCAGTAAAGTATTTATTTTTACCCCACGTAGCAAAACTTTCAGGATTTTTGCTTATGCCATATTCTTCTATTCGGGTTATTTGAGTTCCCAAAACTTCGGGGACAGATGTTAAAGCGCCACCTCCTGAAGCGTCACTAAGTAAGTTTTTACCAGCTAATACATAAGATATTTTATCTTCTTGTAAAACTAAAACGTCTGACTTTCTAGAGTGTAGCTTTTGAATAGAACCAAAAATTTCTTCTAAACTTTTAAAATTAGATAGTCCTAAATTAAATTCGTTTAGTTTATTTACATTAGTTTCATCATTAAAAACACCACTATATGTAATATCAGCAAACCTGTGAGCTTCTTTATATTCTTGAGTAGATGTAGAAGTTACTCTTTCTCCGTAGTTTAAAGTCTTTCCTACAATAGAGTCTAAAATTTTATAACTTTCAACGCCATTTCCAAAAGCATAAACGTTTGCAAACTCCGTATCTACTATTGCAGAAACACTATCAGTTTGGTTTTGAATATTTCCTTGGTGATGTCCGTTTTCGTCTATTGCAAAAGATAAATGGTTTTCGTACCAAATATTTGGAGAAGCATCTTGTGGTATTGTTTCAAAAGTAACAACAGATTCAGCTCTGTAAACTTGTATTTCTGCCGTTATACTAGACCTTCTTTTATCTCGTGAAGCTACTCCTCCACACCTCTGTGTTCCTGTAATTAAAAGGTATAGTCTATTTGAAGTTGTATCTCTATAAAACCTATAATAATTTGTGTTTAAAGAAGTGCTTATATCTGTACTAGGAGAAGTTAAATCTGGGGCAGAAGCTTGAGCTAAGTAAGCCTCAACGCTATTCACTATGGGGGCTCCATTTGCTCCTACTTCTGTAGTAGCATTATTAAAAACTAAAGCTATGTTGTCGCCATAAAACCAATCTGACATATTGTTATAATCAGCAGAGGCTACTAAATCTACATCTATTTGATTTATTCTTCTTTCACACGCGCCATTACCACTTCCTGGGCCTAACCTCTCTTGTCGTATGTTCATTGTAATCCTAGTTCCAGCTGGCACATCATAGTCAAGATATTGCCCTGGGTTGGCTGGGTCTTCTACGTTCATAGGATAAGCCATAAGAGGGTAAGCGCCAGCTGTATTTGTTCTGACATATTCTGTGCCAGGAGCTACAATTGAGTTGTCATTTTTAACTGTAGAAAAATTACTAGGATTCAACCTCATGTAAGTTCCCGCTATAGCTTTAACTTCATTTCCTGAATCATCTACTAAATCAGGCAAAAAATCCGAGGTTTGTGGGGTTTTTTCTAAAACAGCGGTTTCTACACATCTTAATACTGGGCCTTGACTATCTGATTTTACTATAAGCCTATCTCCTTCTTGAACTTTATTGGCGCTTTCTCCTTCTAATAAAAACCATATAAAATTAGTCCCTGGCTGTTGGTAGTATATGTTAGAATAAATAGTATCATATGTATCTTCAGAAGGTTTTATTACAAACTTATACCTTGTAGCCCAGTTTGGAGCTAACTGCTGAACTGGTATAGTTACTTGTATTTTATTTTTGTTTACAGAATTAGCACATGGAATTTGGACAGTATTGCTTGGGCTTACTAATGCGGTAGATGACCTGCCGAATTCATCCATATATACTATTCCCATTTCATAACCTCTGTTGCTATGAAGGCTTAAAGTATTGCTAGTGCCTTGATATTCAGCCGAGCTAAAATTAATGTTGTAATATTCATATGCGGTATTAGAACTATCAACGTATTTCATTGCTATCATAACAAGTCCAATAGTGTTGCTTCCAGGAGTAGAAACTATACTAATTGGCTGCCCATCTGCTGTAATACCACTTGCAGTCTTTGTGTATGTTCCCAAAGTAGATGGTAGAGCACAATTCAATTGGTCTGTTAATGTTGTTCCATTACAAGCATTGCCTACAGTTTGTATGTTTGTCGAAGTCCCTATTTTTTCAATAAAATCTGTGCTGGTCGCTAAAGAATATACATTAGCAAAGTCAGTAGGCAGAGTGTATTCAAATATTAAATCAGTAGAGGTTGTAGTTGCTCCAGGAGTATTTCCTGAAAAAGACTCATGCTCAACTCTGAAATCTAAACTTATAACCGCTCCCTTTTTAAGAGTGACATTAGAAAAATCCAAAAAAACAACGGGGTTGTTTACCACAACAGTTCCATCAATACTATAAGAATAAGGGCCAACAGTAGATTGTAATGTTTCTACATCTATTACATCTGAGCTTAAAGATGCTATAAACTCTAGTTTTAAAGGGTCGTTATACTTGTCTTTTAAATCATATCCATCTTTGTAATTACCGTACATAAGTCTATTACCCATAACGGTTTGAGATTGTGCCACTTTTGGCACATTATCATAGAGTCTTAATATTTCAGATTCAGGTAAAAGAGTAAATATTTTGCTGTCATCAAAAGTAAAAGTATAATTATTAAAGTCAGCATATCCTAAATTACTTTTATTAAATGTTTCTATTACTTTTATAGCAGAGGTAGTAGATTCTTTAAAAAGCAACTGTATATCTTTTACTAAAGGCCCTCCAGCATTAAATGTTATTACCACAGCGTTTTTGCTGTTTTTCATTCCCTCGTTTAAAAAGCTATTAAAGCTAAAATTAAAAGTTCCAGGGTCAAAAGCATATTGGCTAAATTGAGAGGTTGCAGAATATTCTCCATTAACATATCTATACCTATATGCAAAAGTAATAAACCTCTCTTCTAAAAAATTGTCTTGTTGTCCAGGTACGTTAAGAAGTCTAATACTAGGAGCTTCAACGGGTGGTCTTTTAATAACCAATAATTCTTCTGCGGATATTTGGTCTATGTTGTTTACAGGAACATCGTAATTTTGATTTATATTTATAAACCTAGGAGGATTTAAATTATCCGTAAAAAACAACAAGTTCTCAACTAAATTTATCCCTGTAATTAAGTTGTTAGAATTAAAATTTAAAGTTGTAGCACTATCGCTTCCGTCATTAATACTAATAACATGATAAGTTAAATTACTGGTATGAACATTATAGGATACTATTAAATCTAGCTTTTGAGGAACTCCCAATGGAAAAGCAGGGTCGTGAACAAACCAATATATTCTTTGGTTCGCTCCATCTTCAAAAGCACCAATACATCTAGCGGCTAAACTGGTGTCTACCCCAGAAAAAGCCAGTTGTGTTAATACTGAATTACCTTTAGAATTTTCTACAGAACCGATTTCAGTATCTTCTGTTGAGCCAAGCCTTACATTTAGAGCATCTATATATTCACCATTAGGAAGAAGCCTTTCATCAAGGCTCTTGTTCATTCTTCCTTTAATAAAATTTCTCTGAAGATTTGCCATTCTATTTAATCCACTTATTCTGTCCTCGAATGTTCATTAACAATCTACCTGGATGAATATTGCTTAATCTAATTTTTGCATTTCTTAATAAAGAAGCTTTGTCTTTTCTAGCTCTATTTATTATATATTCTTGTACATTAAACTTGTTGTTTAGTAACGCATATCTTATATATGCATATAAATATTCTTCAAACAGCTTATTTACTGAAACCTTAGAATCATCTCCGTTTTCCATCCCGTCTGAAATATACTCTAAAACGCAATTTTCATTAAGCATTGTGGAATCAAAATTTATAACGCCAGCTTGTTTATCTATTCTAAAGGTGGGGTTTATGTTTGCTGTTTCAGTATTCAAACCATAACGAGCGCCAATAGTATAATCTGCATACCAATTTGCTTCTGTGTCGGGCGGAACTTGTTCGTCAGTATTCTCTTTGTTTAAATAGATGCTTTTTTGTTTTCCATTTAGTCTTTCAGTATCTAAGGTAGAAGTGTCTGTTTCTACTGTTCCATCAGAGTTAAATGTTAATGTGCCTCCACTTCCCTGTAGATATGACTGTGCAGAGTTTACTTGAATGTTTTCGTTTAATGGTCTAAGCCATCCATCTTTATATAACGACAATCTAATCCAATTTACATAATCACTTGGAAGCGTAAATATCAAATTATCATACACTGTAAGTTCTAAAGCTTTAATTTCTTTAAAAGCATCATAGTTTAACTCTTGTATACCTCTTTTTGCGTGAAATAATATTTTATATCTTTCTTCGTTGTTTATCACAGAATGATTACCATGATACATCAACTCAAAATTATTAACGATGTCTTCTAAAGAAACATATTGATAGGAACCCCAATTAGTGTTTTTGGGGTCTACTCCTCCATTTTCGTAATATTGGTATTGAGATAAATATGCCATATTATTGTTCTTTTGTTTCTTGTTGTTCTAATGCTTGACCAAATTGTACTGTGCTTATTTCTCGTATAGAAAGTCCTGCGTATTGTAATATTCTAGCTACTAAATTATTTACATCATCTTCAGGCAGCTCAAAATCTTGATAATCACTTTGTGACTGGTCAAACAAAGGCTCTCCTCCCGACAAACTAACGTAAGTCCATTTTGGGTCTTTCGGATACCTTATGTATTGTGACACCACCCTCCCAACTGTGTTTATTGTGTCAGGATATAATGTTAATGAGTCTGCTTCTAAAGTGTACGCTGGAAAAGTTGTGTTGGGTGTTGTAAGCATAGACTTATTAAGCATTGTTATTTTACTGTGAGTAACAGGCTCTGCTTCATTTTTTAAATCAGCTGGCCTGTAAATTGCATAAGTAAGGGGGGATGTGTTTAAAAGAGCTGGAGAAACTTCTAACTGGGTTTCGCTTGTAATAGTAGTGACTGACAAGTTAGAAACATTTGCAGCATTAATCATTACTGAAACAATATCACCAACAGCGACCCCAGCTGTTTGAAAAGTTGCAGCAGAGTCAATCAAAGTATTTGCTCCGCTAGTTCCTGTGCTTGTGCCTGACGCTATAATTTTACTATAAATTAAAATCTTATTTAAAAGATAATAATCTGAATTTGTTGTAGCTAATGTAGGTACAGTGTATATATTAGTGCTTGCGTTAGCTAACGTTCCTGTAACGGAAAATGTGTCTATAACCTCTTCATATCCCTTTCTAATATCAGCGTATCCAGTCCCTGAAACTCTAGCGTTTTCTTTATTAATTTGACTATTGTATGAAATAAAATATTCGTCAAAAATATCTAACTGAGCTTGTTTGGCAAAAAGATTAAAATCAGCTGGAGATATGTAGCCGTAATTATTCTTGTTTAGTATTGCTAAAACTGTATTTCTAACAGCATTTATCATCGCTTACTTTTTGTACAAAGATAAGCAAAAAAAAAGAGGTCATTAAATTTGACCTCTCTTCAAACCTTGTAGTTTAATAATCATTTTCCAATAATCCCTCTAACATCTTTAGGTGTTCAAGACCATCATCGCTTTGAAGATATGATGAAACAATATAAAGAGGGTCTTCACCATAAGGTACAGTTAACATCTTCTTTTTATTGTTAGCAGTATTAAACCATACTTCCTTTCTTTTGTTCCTAAAACTTAAGAGTGAATTATCAAAAAACAATTTTACTTTTGATTGAAGCTTTAACATAGGGTCATTAACTATCTTCATAAACCCAGCAGGGTCTCTTTTAACATACACCAAAATATCCCTACGAAGTTCTGCTGTAGTAACTCTTGTTGTATCAATTCCTAATAATACTCTCCCTATATTTTCAACTTGAGATACAGTTAGCTTGCGCGCTTCAATAAGTGCATCGACCTCTAAATTAAATTGATTTACCTCATCAGTGGCATCTTTTTCTTCGTTTACCTCAACAAACTTTTTTCCGTTTAAAGGGTGATAATGTAAAAACTCTTGTAAAACTGGATTGTCTTTAGGCACTCTTAAAAAACCATCTTCAAATATAACAGGTTCCATAACAATATTTCCATCTTGTTCATCTTCAAAAGGAGATTTTTGATTACGGGCATATCTAAGAGTTCTATTTGTGCCTTGAACTTCGTCAAAGTATAAAAGAGGGAATCTTCTTGAATGTCTAGTGGGCAGCATAAAAGATAAAGGCGCTGCATTTCTGGTGAGTTTGTAGACTTTGTCTACGAATGTTTTATTTTTCATTATATAAGATTTAATTAAATTTAAAAAAAGGGAGGTTTTTACACCTCCCTAATATAATACTACTCTTGGAATAAGAAGAAGTTGTTTGCACCTAAAGTACATACAGCTCTCTCAGACAAAAAGTTGACCTCCATAGCGTCTAAGCTTGAAGTAGCAGCTCCACCAGCAGAACCTGTAATCCAGGTTTTGTAGCGTCTGTCTTCAGTTTCAGAAGCTCTGTAACGAACATGAAGGAATGGTCTCTTAGCGTTTTTACCAAGTATTTGGTCATAAACAGTAGTTGAACCAGCAGGAACTAACAGCCCGTTTACACGGCCTGAGCCAGCTCCAGTCGGAAGACCACCTCTCATTGTTGGGTCATTTAGATATTTCCAGTCAGACTTGTAAAAGTCATAACCTCTTCTAAATCCTGTAAAACCAAGATTTAGAGCCATATCTTTATCGTTATCAAATAGTCCGTATGAAGTTCCATTAGCACCATAAGAGTTTTGAGCGGCTAACATATCATCTATATCAAAGCTAAAATCTCTATCAACGAAAATTACGTTTTCTTCGATAGAACCTTGCTTATCTAATCTTGAAATAATAGCGTCAAAATCAGCTAATGTGGTTGGATTTCCTCCACCCCATACATTTCCTCTGTTTTCTACTACATAGAAAATACCTTCAGAACCTTTATTACCTACATCTCCTGTAGTTGCAATAGCTCCTGAAGCTGCTTCAGCAGGAACTGCTTCAATCATTGCAGTTTCTAGATAGTCGTCAAAACGCAATCTAGTTTCATGCTCAGACTTTAAATACCATAGGTATCCAGTAGCTCCGTTTTCTGTAGTAACTTCTACCCATCCAATTTGGGCCATATCTGAACCACTAACAGCATATTTATCTTTAATGATAATAGGAGAGTTAGAGAAGATAGTGTCATCAGCCTCTAAAGAACCTGACATTCCAGATGTACCTTTTCTAAACTCTGAGCCATAAATAAATACTGTCCTTGTAAGTCCAGTTCCACCAACTTGTCCGCCAGCTTCGTAGTAAGCAACGTCAAAAGTTCCTGCCGCAGTATCTACCGCAGTAACGATACCTTTGTTCATTCCTGAACCAGCGTTATCAGAGATAACAACTGTTTGTCCTACTCTAATTGCAATGCTTCCAGTACCTGGTACAAGAGTATCATTTACTGTGATAGTTGCAGTGTCAGCCGCAGCTGATGCTCCTGATGCACAATTGGTATATTTAGTGTGTAATCTTCCTTGCTCAGCCCATTTGATAAGGTCAGAGTTAGAAGGCATTTCGGCTCCTACCATTCTTAAAAATCCAGAAATAGTACGATTGCCGTATCTTTCAAATTCCTTTTCATAAGTATCAGGTAGATACTGATTCAAGAAATCAAAAGTAGTGATATAATTTGAAGCCAAGGGGACTTGTTCCGCACTTGGTTGTAAAGCAAACCCTGGGGTTGCTTGAACTGCTCCAGCCATAATGTTAAATTTATTTTTTTGTTATACTTCTTATTTTTAGGCCTCTGCCCGAATCAGAGCCGACTGACCTTATTTTCATTCCCCCTTTATTAGTAACCTCTGGGGCTCTACGCTCACTCATATTTATGTTTTTAGTTTTGCGTAAAACATCTTCAGTTGCTTCTGATTTGCCTTGTTCGTAAAAAAACTTGGCAAATTTATCAGGGTTCATTGCAATTGCTAAAGCTCGGTGATAACCAGGCGCATCTTTTACAAACCCTTTATCATCCAAAAACTTCGTTATAAAGTTCATGGGTGTTTCTTGGTTTTTTTTGATTGCCTCTTTATCTCCAGGCGAGAACGTTATTGTTTTATCGTCAAGCACGAAATCAAAACCTTTGAAATCATTAGAAAACACCTCGTTGGTCTTTTTTAAAAACCAACTGCGTTTTAGCTCGTTCTCTTTTTCTTGAGATTTAGCAGATTCTAAGTATTGCCTATATTCAATTAATTCCTCATTTGCTTGAGAATCAACAGCCGAACTTGACTCAAGAGGCTGCTTATACAATTCCTTTTGCTCATTGAAAAACTTCTTTGCTTTAGCAATAGTTCTTTTCTTTGCTAATTTTACTTTTTTGATAACCGATTCTTCATCTACTTCTTCATCATATGAATAGTCTTCCATTAATGAATCAATATCTTCAGGGTCTAAACCCTCTCCTTCAGTTACTGTTAAGTATTCCCTTAGCAAAGAATCAGGAGTCATGGAGTTAAAGTCTTTTTGCAAACGCGCATAGTCTTCAAATCCTCTTCCTGTTTCTTTTTTATACTTTAGGTAAGCAGCAACATCTTCTGGCAATTCCTCTGCGGCTTCACGCTCTTGAATTAATTCATCAAAAGAATTGATTTGCTTACCGTATCTTTCTCCAATATATGTAAGAACTTGGTCTTCGGAAAGCTGTGGGATTTGCTCCTCAACTTTCTCTTCTTTTACTTCTTCTTTTACTTCTTCTTTTACTTCTTCTTTTACTTCAGGGGTGTCGTTAACGACACTCTCTTCTGGGGTATCTAAATCTAAAGTGGTCTGTGTAGACTCTGTTTTTTCCTCAGATACTTCGTCATATTTTTGCTCATGCTTTTCTAAGAGCTCCTGCTCAACTTCTTGAACAGATTTTTGTTCAGGCGCGTCTAGCGCTCTTACTTTTAATTCCATTAGATATAATTTAGATTACAAAGTTATTAAAAATATAAATGCACTTTTTTGCATTATCTGGGCTCAAATTCTGCTAAATCAAATCCATCCAAACTATCCTCATTAGACTCAAATTTTTTGGGTGGAAGATTATTTTTTCTTTGAGATATTAATTGTGATTGTTCGCTGTTTTGCTGACTTATCCTGTCGCTTTTGGCTTGTTCTCTAGCACCCTCTCTAAAAGCTAAAGCTTCTTCACTTACATTCCTAAGCTGTAGATTGTATTGAAACTCCTGTTCCATTAACTGAGCTTTTAGCTGAGCTTCATTTTTATTTTTCTCAATTTCAAAAGCTACTTCAGCTTGTTTAACTTTCATTTTAGACTCGCCTTCAAGTTTTATTTTTTCAATAGCCAATTGTGCAGCCATCTCTTGTGACTTAAGTTGCTGTTGAGCAGTCATAGCTTGTTTTTGCATAGCCATTTTTTCATCACGCTCTTGTTTAGCAATTCTTTTTACCTTTAGAAGTTGGTTTGCTAGTTTTATGTTTTTAATCTCTCTGATGTCTATTGCATCCTCTAAATTAATATCTCCTTTAGATAAAGCCATTTGAATGTTTTGTTCTAGCATGGCTTTTTGTTCTTCGTCAGGAGATAACTCTATAAAAATACCAAAATCATATATATAAAGGTCTGAAATTTCACTAAGTATACTTACGTTGTATTTGCCTATTTTATTAACGAAATCTTCTTTGAAGTCTGCGTATTCTAATATATCAGCTATTCTATAAGTAAGCGCTTCTGCTAAAGTTCTGTAAATATAAAGACTGCCATCTAGTATATGCCTGGTTGCAGTATTAGAATTTAACGCAGCAAGCTTTTGCACGCCAACCAAAGCATCTGGGTCTGGTGTAGTTCCATCTCTTGCTTCATTCAAACCTGTTACAGAGCGTATCATATCCAAATAATGATTGTAGTTAGTTATAAGCATTTGTGTTTTAGATGCCCCTGAATTACTTGTAAGCTCTTTTATGGGAACTCTACCTTGATTAAAATCTCCTTCTTGAGTGTAACTTCTTCCAACTACACTACCTGTTTGAAAATATAAACGCAAAGCATCTGAAGGGTCATACGCTGCACCCGTTCCCAGGTCTACTTCATTTAAGCCATCCGCATCTATGTAGACTCCATCAGGTACTGTTCTTGCAATAACTTGTTGTAGTTTTAAATGAGTTATTTGTATAAGGTCGGCAAAAGGTATCATTCTTCTCACTAAGGATTCAATAACTCCTTTATACATTCTAGGAGCTACAGCTATATAGTTTGGTAAAGCGTGTTGTGAAGAAGATTTTGGCCTTACCATATTTTTAGCAAGCTCCCATTTTAAAAGGATATTAGTTCCCATTACCATTATCCCCTCATACCATACATCTATAGTTTTTTCTATCTTTTCAAACTTTCCTTCTTCCAGCATTTCTTCTGGAGGATTGAAAGTATCGTCTTTTTCAATCATTTTAGAACCCCCGCCCTCAAGTATTCTTTTTTTATAAACCATTTTTTGAGTGGTTTTATAATTAAAATACATCAAGGTGCATGTGTCTCTGTAAAAAACATCATTTTCGTAAAACTGCGCAACATTGTAATAATCATACCAACTTTGTGAATATTTCGATATTTCATCTAAATCCTCACGAGTTAATTTAGGGTCTATTTTAAGAAGTTCCGCAATCGGTAGTGTTTTGATTTCACCCCAATAAAAGCAATCTTTAAAATGTGGGTCTTCGGTATAGCTGTACACCACATTAGCTGGGTCTACATATGAGACTTGTACTCCAGCTCCAGGTAAAAATTCATGTTTAGCAACTGACATTCCCAAGACTGTAGAGTCATAATCCAATTGCTTTCTTATATCGTCATAATGGTTTTCAGAAAACATTGTATCTATAGCCTCCTCTTCCGCAATTTCTATAGCTGGCTTATAGTTTAAATTCATATATAGACTAAGCTCTTCTTCTGTAGAGGGTAAATCGTCAGGATTCATAACAAAAGGATTTACTCCCGTTTGTTCTTGAATGTCTGATAAAATATCTTTAGCAGCCATTTGACCTTCTATCATGTCTTGATACTTGCTGCGTTTTGCTTGTGAAAGTGCGTCTTGAGCATATGCTTTAACCTTGAACTCTCGGTCTTGCATTCCGTTGACAACTATATCTACAAATTTAGGTAAAATTGGCACTGGAGTCCAATCTAAGTTTAGATAAGATAAGTCTCCATCTACTGCTAATTCATTTTTATATTTTGCTATCGATTGCTCTCCTCTGGCGTAAAGACGAAGTCTGTGAAAATCTCGCCATTGATTATAATATCTACATTGATTTCCATCTTTCTTAAACCATTCGTATTGTATTGCTTGACCTATTTGAAGACCAAACTCGTCTGTTGCCTTTTCTGCATCAGAAACAAACTGGCTAGGAAAATATGTAGATGATATGTTTATAGTAACATCTTTCATCTATGTAATTAATTCACTTATTGTTCCTTTATTTGTATACCTTGCAAAGTTAAGGTTTATTTTTGATTGTTTTTTCTGGGGTAGATACATATGTTTTTGATTTGCCATAATAGCTAGGCCCGAACTTATAGTAGCATCAAACTTTGTTCTATTGTTAACATCAAACTTAGCCCAATCCTCTAAAGTTCTAGTAAACATCATAGAACCCATCTCATCTTTTTCTCTCAAACTACCTTCAAAATCTATTCCTACATATTTTTCTATGTATGACTCTATTGCTGCTGCATGAGATTGCTTTACATCTTCAGAGCTATTAGGTATACCACCTAGCTCTTTTTCAGATTTTGATAATTTAGAATAATGTTTATCTGGCCTATTCATGCAAAAAGCTCTGTAACCTCTATTTTTAAAATGATATAGCAATCTAGGTTTATTATTTTCAATAAGAATAGGCATGCCATATAACACGCAAGCCATAAGAACTTCTTCAAAAAATATTTCAGCAGTTTGAGGTCTAGCTATGTATTCCAAAAAAAACTCATTAGATGGCGCTTCTTCCATACTAAACTTTGTTAGGCCATGGAGCGCTCCATTTGAACCGCCACCTCCTACAGTGCCAGAAATATCATAACTGTCGCAGCCAAACGCTCCTATATGTTCGTTCCCTGGATACTTATAACCATTTCTTTCTATCACTTTGTTTTGAACACCTTTATTTGGAACCCAACTTATTAAAAATCTGCCACGACTATCAGGCTTAAAAACTACCTTACTGTCTTTAATACCATTTTGCCAGGACATATTTCCTCTTGTCAAGTGATGTTCTTTTATTAAAGAATCATTATAATCAATCTGCTGGTATATTTTAGTAAGATTAAAAATTGAGGCTTTACTCTCGTCTCTAAAAGCATGAGACTCTGTTCTAGGAAACTGCCTATAATATTCATTAAGTGCGTCTGGGTCAGATTTTAAAGATTCCACCTCTGCCTCCCAATAGTCAATAGCTCCATTATCTATCCACTCTCCATCTACTCCTTTAACCTTATCTTCGCTTCTTCTTAAAACAGGATGCCCATGTATATCAATAAACCCTTCCATATTATATTCCATAGGAATAAACAAAGAATATAGTCCGCTCTTAGTTTGTCCGTTAGCGTTTCTTTTTGATATATCTGAATCCTCATATAATCGTTTGAAATTTTTTCCTCCTTTATCTAAAGAATTAGAAGTTGAACCCATTAAACATTTTCCAATTATTCTACTACCCAATCTTAAACAGGTTTTGGTGACTCTCCAATTGTTTAATATATTATTAGGCTTAATCCATTTTCCGCTTTCGTCATGAACTAAAAGCAATAGTTTTTCTCCATCATAAGAGTTATCATCTGTATTCTTCCAATCAATGGTAGTATCAAGACCTGACAACTCTTCATCAACGGTTTCGTACATATTTTTTTTAGTAATTTTGGATGCGGGTATTCTAAAAGCTAATTCTGTTTTAGGCTTGTCCATACCATCTTGAATGGGCTTAAAAAAGAATGGCAGCCTGCTCGAGATAGGCACTACTTTATCTGTAAACATTTTTTTAGAGTCCGACCCTGTCTTAGAAAGTATTCCTACTCTAGAGTCTTTAGCAAGAGTGCCTATGTTTACACATTCTGAAGAGCCCATAAAAGAAAACCCAGAGCGTCTTATTTTTAAATATATCATTCCAAAGCTTCTTTTGTCTGCTCTACACGCTTCCCAAAATATAAAAAACAATCTATTAGCTTCTCTAAAATCTGGAAACCCAACATCTATAGTCGACCACTGTAGATACATATAATGAGAGCCAGTTATATAAGTAGGGATGCCATTGTTCATAAACCAGTGCCCTTCTTCCCTTTTATCAAATTCTAGCTCTATATATTCTACCCATTTACTTTTAAAAGCAGATGGCATATCGTTCCATTGAAAAATAGAATATATTTTAGAAAGTTCTTTAGGGTATTCTTTTCGCTCCCAATATTGCTCCGATTTAGTTTTAGAACGCGAACTAACTTTGGCTGGTTGTTTAGGCAGTCCAACACGAAGTCCTGATATTTCTATAACATCCCCAACTTGCCCTGTTTTAGATATAACTATAAAATCATATTTTTCATTATAACCATACTCCCAGCTTTTAGCTCTGTTCTTATTAAGCCTTACTGCATTTGGAATATATTTATCTAATACCTTATACATTTATTTAGATTTTCTTTCTGCAAAACCTTGTTTTGTTTCTACCTTCGAGCCTCCTTGTTTTGAAAGCTTCAATGTTTCCTCTTCTCCATCAATTCTATTTAATATATCAAATGCATCAAATATAGCTAGTTTTTTTGTAGCTGCTGCATTCTTTAGCCTATCTGCCGCAAGTTCATCTTCAGGGTCTGGCTTAATAATATCTTCCTTTGCAACCTTAATGAGTTGTTCAACTGCGCGCCTGCCAGCGTGTATGATTTTCTTTTTTAAATCTTCAGATTCTAGCATTATATTTTCATTGTAATATGATGGTCAAACATTCTATAAAGTTTTTCACCATCTACTTCAAACTCATACTCTGTATCGGGCTGAAATGTAACCAAATCTCCCTGGTTAAGCCCGTAAGATTTTAATCTGGTGTTAATATACCTAATTTTTCCCATTAAGGGTTCTTCTGCAAAAGGCTTAAATATATATGACTCGCTTGCAGGAATAGGCTTTACAAAACAATACCTGTCATGACAATGCCACTGATTATCTTTTTTATACATAAAGTATTGAGTGTCGTCAATAAAAAAAAGGTCATCTTTAAAATAACTCTTTCCGCTTTTTTGTCTACCCTTCATGTCGTTGTAAAACTTAAACACATTGTGGTGTACTAAAAGAATATCTCCTGGAGATATATCTCCGTTATAATCTATAGGTGTAGAAACAACAATAGCCTCTCTATTTGAGGCCATATGGTTTTCTTCTGATGTGCTAGTTAAAAAATCAACTCCAGATATTTCTTTAGAGTTGTTGTATCTTTTCCCTTTAGTTGGTTTTACTATAAAACAAAACGGAGATTTCACTCTTAAAAATTAATATTATATTCAATTGAAATAGGCATTGTAAAATTAAACTCTTTCCATAGAAATATCTCTTGTTCTTTTTCTATCCATATAAGTATGGATTTCTTTTCAGAGTCATATTTTATTAAATGTATCTTATGACTTCCGCCTAATATTTCTTGTCCTACAATATAATGCATTGCTCCTGACTTGTAATCAGGCCCTACTGATATTTTTCTAATATCCATTATTTTTTCATTAAATCTGTTTTTTGCTTACTCCCCATAGAGCTTCCAAAATAATATCCTATAACTTGGGTAAACGCTGCCACTACCGCTCCAAAACCCATGTCAAATAATCTTTGAGATTCTTCAGGTATTTTCCAAACTCCTATTGCTCCAGCAATCACAGCTACAAAACTTAATGTGATTCCCCAGCCTACGGTTTTAAATAGTATATCATTTGAGCCAGAAGCGACTGCCGCCATTTCTCTCTGTCTAGCACTAGCTCTGTCTGCTACCTCGGCTTCATAAGCTTCAAGTATCATTTCTTGAGCTCGTATCTTATCCTCTAAAGGCGCTTCAGCATTTTTTATAGAAGCAATAACTTGTTCTACGGACATTTCTCCTTGTATAAGATTTCCTAAAGTCGGGTTAATTAACCCAACTGCTCCTTTTAATAATTTACCGACTGTTGTTTGTCCAAATTTTTTCTTAGGTCTACTCATATTTAGTGTATATTGTTCTACCGTTTTGAGAGATAGCTTTATATGTTCTTTGCCTATTTGAATCAGGGCTGTCATAGCTAACATGAACCCAGGCAGGGTTATCATCATCTCCAAACTCCCATATCATTTTATCAAAGCTTAGATTTTTTTTAATATAATCAAACATTTCAGCGTTTGTTTTATAGCCAAAAGTGTCATCGATATCAATAGCTCTGCCTTCGCAATGCTGGCTTCGTGAACTTCCGCCAATAGCCTTATTTAATTTTTCGTTTCTATAAAACGATGTAATTTTTATAGGCCCTCCCACCCATTCTCTTAAAGGCTCAAACAAATGGTACGCCAAATTTTCCATATTAGAAAGGTGATAATCAGTGGGTGTATTATTAATATTAAGTCTTAAAGCGGTGTTTGACCTAATGCCTTCGTGGTAAGATATATGTTTACTTATTCTTTCCATGCATCAATATCCATTTATGAATAGTATATCCAATAGATACTGAAAGTAAAATAATTTTTAAAAGAACATCAATGTCAGCCATAGAAATAGCTAATGCAACTGCGTTTAAAGAGTATAATTTCATATCTGCAAAGCTCATTTCTTTTTAGTTTTGACAATAGTATATGTTATTTCAATATCCATTAAAGTCGAGTTATTTTGTGTGTATTCCATATTATTTAAATGCCATATATAGATAAGTTCCACCTGAAGCGTTTAAGTCTGTCCAGGCGCTACTAAAGTCTACTTCAAACGTTGTGTCAGTAATAGTAAGGCCCATTCCATTATAAGCCGTCCCTGTGGTGTTATATTCTACGTTAGTTAAATTTGCGTAATTCATTATTGGTAAAAAAGTTTCGCTTTCTGCTCTTGCGGAATCAAATAAATACCACGAACCTGTAGAATCCGTTCTTTTAATCATTACAAAAGAAGCTCTAAACCCAACCGTTACAGTCGGCCCCGTTGTGCTTCCATTGCCTGTATAGGTGCCGAAGGAACTATACCCTGTCACTGGGTAGAAAAGATAATTAATCATGGTATATCCAGCCCATCCCCAATTGATAAATGTGGTAGAAGTTGTTGCAAATCTTTGAGGAGAATCTACCGCAAACGCATCGGTCTGGTTTAATTTTGCCCAATCCCACGCCCCTGTACCATCTAGGTTATATAACACATACCAATCAGTTATGCCGCTTAGTGCTTTTTGAATAATAAGTGTAGGCGCTTGACTAAGTCCATGCCCTACAGTATCTGTATAGCTCGCAGTTCCTGTATATTGTACTATGCTGAAGCCTGCAGAGTCATTAGCCGACACTGTACTGCTTAAACTTCCGACATTATTTGTTACTGAGTCACCACCACCTTTCCAAACCCAAGCTACAAAGTTTATATTATTAGTATTAACACCTGTAGGTGTGTCTGCACCAAAAATAAACCCATTTGCCTCAAGAGAAACAACCATATCACTTGAAGCTTGTGCCGCTTGACTGCTTGACATTATGAAATTTGTTATTCCCCTTACGCTATCTTGCCAAATATGATTATCAGTATCATTTCTTGATTTTATCCAAACTAAACCTCCGTTTGTTTCCAAGTCCATTCCTACGTTACTAATAAAGCGCCCTGCTGTGCCATTGCCTGTATAGGTAACTGGCATAAAATTACTTGTAGATGCACAAGGCTTTTCATTGTATAGCTCCGTTACTTGAGAGCTTGAAAGCACGGAAGTAAATATTCTTATTTGGTCAAGCTTTCCATCATAAGCAGA